GAAATCATGTCCAGGGCGGTAGGACTTGATTTCTCAAGAAGCAGCGCCAGCACAGCTCCCAGCAGAGAGCTTACGGGCAAGGGCCTTCTTGGAGGAGGCGGCATAGGTGTGTCCTCTGAGTCGGAGGATGAAGACGGGCTGGTGAGCAGGACCAGTGACCGCGATAGGGTGGACCGCGCCGGCAGCGCTGAGATCATCTCGGCGCGGGTTAGGGCCAGAGAATAGTGACGGGTCGCCGAGGCATCCGGGACACTTCCTGGCAGGGGGAGACCGGAAGAGTTCGGGGTATAGCGACTCATAGTTGTTGGTGGACGGTGGAAGCAAAGTCTGGAAGACGGACGGACTCATCGGTTCTGTAGACGGTGTACAGATTGAGCAAACGAAAGACTTGCGAAACTTCCTCTAAGGTCCACTGGGACTGCAGCTGCAACATGATGTCGGGCAAGTCAGGCGCTGCAGATGAGAAGGCACGAATTAGCCGGAGCAGTAGGGGACGGCGGCGAGGGTCCATCAAGACAGCTAAGGGAGTGCTTAAAGCTTGGACGGTGCCGAGGATGAAGGTAGGGATACGTTTCCGGTACCGCTGGAACATTAGGCAGTTACGATCAAAGCATTCCACCTGCAGCTCCGTCAGTTTCTCGTAGTTGTTCCGGATGGTGGTGAGACCAACGCTGTGTTCCAGGTAGTAGGAGGGAATCACCTTGTCGAGGGTGCCGGAGAGCTGGTGGTAACGTAATCGCAGATGTAAGGTCACAGGGTCTTTGAAGACACCGTAGTTGGTCACGATCAATGAGACAAATGAAGGGGTGAGCGCAACCTCATACTTCTGCGGTGGTGAGGACGAGGCGAAAAGGAAGGTTTCGGCTGGGTCGACAACCACGTCGTTGTAGCACCTGTCATCACCGACAACAAGGAGAGACCTGAACTCCGGTGATGTGGGCGGGGCGAGAAGGGGTCCCAAACATTGAGGGTGTCGGAGGAGGAAATCGGCTATGTTGTAGTAGGTGTTACCATCAAGAGTGAACCATTCACCGGTCAGACGCATTATTGCCATGTGGCCAAGGAAGCACTGAGTGTCCACCTTAGTCCTCATGTACTCCGCCAAGAGGGGCTGGGGCATGGAGAAAGTCTCGAAGAGCATCTGTTCAAACAGCAGTCCGGGTGCTCCCTGATGGTAATCGTAGAAAGTGGCGTCGGCGGTGGTTGAGGGACGGTTCTTCCAATTGGCTTTGACGAAATCGTCAAGATCCGACAGTGAGGTCTTGTTGTGCCAGAAAACTGATGGGGGCAAACGACGTCTGATTTGGGTAGCAAGGTAGCGTGCCCAGG